AGCATCTCCCACGCCGGGTCCTTAAGGGGGACCAAGCCAATGAGTGTCCTACTCAACTTCATGGGAAAGAAGGTAGTATCTTTCATCAGAGAAGACGTAGGCTCGGTCATCTAAGATGAGTCTGTCGCACAAATCATCCATGTCGTAGAGCCCGACATCATATTTGGCCATGATTATTTCCAGGAATTCGAAATCGTCGATAACGATTGACTCGTTAAGGATACTGCTGTGTACTTGTTGAACGCTGTGCACTGATTGGCGGCTAAACCAAGTCAGATCCAGCAAGGACAGCTCTCCCAAATCGACGCCAGTGAGCTTGAACCGAAGGAGAAATTTATCACGCAGGTAGGCCACGTGACGAAACTCGTAGGCATATGATAGAGCCTTGCCTGCCATATAGACTTTGTCAGAAATTGCCTCATTACGGTTGGCCCTTGCATTGAACCTGCAAAGGGCTTTCCCGATCAGAGGGATCATGAAGGCAGATTCCCCACTACCATAAAAGAACCGTGACAGAAAAGTAAGGTCGCAAAGATAACGTTTCTCAAAAGCTTTAAGTACCATACCAGCTTTAAGGCAATGCGACACCCACAATTTGAGTGGTATGCCACGGTGATCCGTGCCTGCGGCGATATCGTCGCCCAAGACGGCCACCCTTGTGCGTTTCACGCCGAGCGACTTGCAGAAAGAGTACCACAAGGAAAGGTTCCAAACAGTATTGCGTCCAGTAGTATCCGTGCCACCAGTAGCCAGTTGATTGCGCAACTCAGCACGAATCCCATATTCATAAGACTTGACAACAAACCGTAAAGAATTCTTCACGTAAAAACGCACAAACCATGAGGGGGCCCCAGACCTCTTTATCCAATGTGCAAAGATCAAAACTACGTCCCTGAGTTGGCTCTTGTCATTCGCCGAAAAATCACCTTCGTAGTACCTATCGCAACCGTCCATAAAATGGGCAATGTCGGTGTCGCGTTCGGTGTAGGCGAATTTCACAACTACTTCAGGGCATTTGAACTCGTCTAACCCGAGCTTAAGCCGCTTATTAAACTCATCCA